CCACCCTTTATCACTCAGTCTTTAATAAAGACTCTCCACGTGATACTATTATCTCTCATATCCCAGTTTTCAGTTTCCGAAACTCTGAGAAATTCATCGAGATCTTCAGCTTCATATCTGAATTGTTTCGACCACCTAGGATAATTGCTATCATAATCTTCATATTCAGGATCATTTGCGGGATAATACCACAAAGTTCCTCTTTCAAAATAATAACAACCATCACCAGTGTCTCTTAACGAACCATTGAATATATCATTATCTTCAACTTCGTAATTAAACATTCTGTGAACTCGCTTTTCAGCGTCATTTAAATTTTCTTCATTTTCTTGTAAAATGGAAATATTTTCATTCTCTTCAGTTCGCTTTTCAGCGTTACTAAAATTTTCATTATTTTCAATAAATATTGATTTTACACTCACTTCTTCATTTACTTCTGTATTTTCTGAATCACATTCCAAATCAAGCACTACGGATGATTCTTCACTGTCATAAACCCCCAATGGGGGAACTAACAGTTTAAAGACCCGTAACGCATAATTGGTCCGTGAATCTTAAGATATAAATTAAGTGAACAAGATAGACCTTTACTAGCCGCCAAAAGCAACTTACAAGCAGGTAAGTTACTCGAAGTTGGCTGTATTTGTCTACTAAACAATTGCGGTACAACTATCTCAGTAGTAACACATTGACCATAAGTTAAATCTGTACAAGTAACAAAACTGCCATTTGGCGTTTTGCACATAAAATTAACTCCTTTAGTGTTATTCACATTTACAACCGCCCATTTCAAAATCTGATCTTTCTTCAAGAAAGTGTGTTGTAAAGTTGCTCTTACCAAATCAACTCTACCCATACCTTCTGAATAATCTTTAATAAGATCTAGGAAACCTGAAGAAATACTATATTCTTCATTTGTAGTTTCCAATACTAAAGTTATACACATATCATACCCCGCGTTAAACTCGAAACCACCTTCCAATGGGGCTTGACCCAATTGGCCCACTCTTTCTGAAACATTTTCAGCCATCGTAGTTCAAATATATATTGTAATCGTTTTTAATATCAACCACGTCACGGGTATACTGTGCATATTCGGAAGCCTCTAAAGGTTCTGGATTTTCATTGTAGATGCGTTCCGCCTCAACAAATAATCCTGAAATCAATCCAATACCTTCAGGTAATTCAATTATGCCTTCAGAAATTTTACTCCAATCTACTTTTAAACTGTTCCCAGCTACTTTACGTAGATTGAAGAATATTCTAGAAAGCAAATTCTGATGTTCCATGGCCTCCTCATCAAGTAAGCTATACATAGCATCTCCTAAATTATAAATTGTTAAGAAATGTAGAAAATAGCCCATGTATACATCTTCAATTTTACCTAATTCAATTTGTCCCTGCAATCTTCTCCATAGTAAAATTGGATCCTTCCACATTTTACCATCCTTTATATTGTAGGAACAGAAAGAACCGACGGGTTTTAAATATCTCTTTTCGACTGCAACATCATACATCTCATAATGATGCCACTGCTCACTGACAGGTTTGTTGTCGAACCTTAAAATGTCATCTCCAGATCCCATCAAAGGTTCATCACACAAGTCATATTTTAGTGCTTCACGGGAATGCTCATGTATTGTATTGAACAACCACGTGAAAATTTCTCCACTAAACGTCATTATGCCAAAATGCATAGTGCTTGTGTGGAAATCAAGTTTGTCTTCAACGTAATCATTTATGAGATCTTGTGGAATATTAAAATGTTGCATGACTCTAACATTATTTGTAACACTTCCACCTCTCACAGTTGAATCAAAACCTGAAATGTCAACCTCATGATACTGGTCTGTGTAAGCATACTCAGCAACCCAATTCATCATATCTTCAACACTTTTCTTAGCATGATAATAAATATGTTTGGGACAATTCTCCAAAATTTTCCTTAATAAATAAACACCTACAGGTCCAAATTTATAAATATAAGCATCTGATCTAACTAAAAGAGTTTGAAGCGCTTTGGCGTCAGGGGGTTCAATATCCTTAAGTTTAAATTGACTTTTAGCCGTAAGAGTATCTTGGAACAACGGGTCAGATCGAACCAAACTCATTTTCTTTAAAGTTTGTGATCGATCTTGTCGTCTTTCTTGAAATTCGGCTATAGATTCAAACCAAGCCTGATCATCAAATGGCACTTCGTGTGTCCAATGCATATGCTTCTTCAAAGCTTCAAACATGGCATTTCCGAAGTACTGCTCTCTTTCAAACTCGGCTTTGTTTTCTTCATAACTCATTTTCCTTATACGTTGAGCAACTCCTGCTGCGAAAGAAGCTGAGTCTTTATTACTTTGCATTTGGCCCCAATTAATTGCGTGAGGTTTAAACTTTATAGGATTATCAGCATCATGCAGATCTTTGAGGAAAGCGTTCAAATATTTTGTACCACCCATCTCTTTACCCAAACGTTTTCTTATTTCAACATAGTCTCTTCGGACCATGTACTCGTCTGGTAATTGAGTAGAATACAAATTCTTAAACGTCAATTCTCTATGATATCTTTCCTTCAATTGACTGTCTGCTAATTCCCATTTCTCGTTTTCATTGGCTACGGGTACATGTACTCTAACCTTGGCAGATGGCAATAAAGCTTCACGAACAGGTGGAGCCGGATCTTGCCACTCTTTCAATTCTGTGATGTAAGGTTTAAAATTATAAGCCTCTTTATATACCTCATCGTCACGGTGCATAGTACGCCAGCCACCTCGATTAGTTGGACGATCTGGATCAATGTAATTATCTAACATGTCTGATGGATAACAATGTTTAACAAAATCCCAATTTTGCAACTTTTCCGGAGGACCTGCCAAAATTTGTCTAACAGTATCGGGTAATGGTTTAGTTAATTGTCGTATATTAACCGTATGTTCTGGGACAATCTTGACCCAATGTCCGTCAGGAGTTACCGTCCTGTAATGATATAACTCCCTCCAGATAGCATGTTGACTTAATGCGACATCACTTTTACCATCAAATACCCATTTAGTGACAATTATTACCCATCTTGCTCTGGTCAACACTGTATATATCATTTGATAATTACCACCTCGCAAAGCATTGTAATCAACTTCAACGATTGCTAGTTCAGCTGATATACCTTGACTACCAGCGTAAGTGTCAACTTCTCTTTCCTTGATCTGCTCATTCCAAGTTTTCTGTGCGTGTGAAACATAGAACATTTCACATTTATCATACAATCTTCGCAGATATTCATCACTATTATCGGGAAACTTGAAATTTTGCAAATCTTGCCAACACTTAATATCACCATGCGCAAATGCAAAACCACTTTGCACAGGATTGAAAGTCGGCATATTAAAGAAATTGGCTATACCAGGTCCGAATCTCCAAGTACCTATGTAATAATTGCTACTATACAGTGATGAATAAAATGCTAATTCACCAGGTATTGAGGCATCATTCAAACTACAACGATCATTTGGTTCATGCCATTCACTTTGATATCTATCACCAAGAACAACAAAATATTGCGCTTGTGGTTGTGATATGGCAGTTAAAGCCAAATGACCTTTTGGGAATTTATCTTCATCTCTAACATTTACCCAACCCCAATTGCCTTCAGTTAACGATCTCTCGAAAGTAGTGAGGAAATGTCCAGGCGTTCCTTTATTAGTTTTGGGATCTTTACGTTGCAAATCCAATTTAGACGCCCAATCATCCCTCAAAGTAGTGGTTGGTACACTGACCATAAACGCTCTGTCAGTTTGGTAATTCTTTTTAGCGAGAATATCTTGAACAGTCTTTGATTTTCTGGATCCTGGATCTCCTTCAATAACTGCAATATATCTCTGTGCAGACAAGTATTTATCAACCTTCAAATACTCATCCCATGATCGAAGAATTTCCAAATTGGCCGGATTATGTCCTAAAGTCCCCGTAGTTTTTTCTACCATAGCACGTATGTAAGCCTCAGCTCTTGTGGTTTCTGGTTGCCATGGATGCCAATTCAACGTTGGTATATTTGTCAATGATTGAACCAAACCTTTTGCAGCATCAGGCATCCTACTGGATATATTTTTAGGTATATTAGCAAGCATCATCATTGGTCTTTTCTTCGTTGCATAAAAATGACCATTCGATAGCTTTATTTCAAAAGTAAAAGGATTCTTAACACCATAATAACCCAGTATTTGATGTCTTTCGTCAACAACTCTGAAATTTAGATTAAAATGTAATCCACATATATCTAAATTGTCAACTGAAAGATTATTATGATTTAATTGATCCTTAGGGAAAACTTTCAACATGCTTAAATATATTTTCGATATTGATATACCAGTCATTTTATGTACTGCTACGAGCAAACAATCATTGTCAGGATAAGGTAATGAGGGATATGCCACCCATTTCTCAAAAGGTACCAATCTATGTCTTTTATCAACAGTTAATGGATAAAAGTAATTGAATAGACCGGCACCTTTATATTGGAATGCAGTAACATCAATTGGTGGCCTTGCATTCGAAATCTTCTCCCACTCTTTCTTATTCTCAAGATAGCTAGTTGTTCTATCAGTTTTCACTGAAGATTGACTAACTTTCCTATGTAAGGTGGGATAAATTCCTGGATCAGGTTGCTGATAAACCACAACTGCTTTCTCTTTGACTTCAGGCACTTTATCAGTCGGTTCAGGTTGAGGTTTAGGTTTAGGTAAACTAACTTTAAACTCATCATCTTCGTCAAAGACAAATTTTGCTTTAGTTAGTAATTTAGCTTTACCTAATGATCGCTCATGCTTAGCTACACACCATTGAATATATTGTGTGTAATTCCTATGACCGTTTTCTAAATCAAGCCAATCGTAAAAGCCCGGACAATTGTCACAATGCGGTTTCTTTATAATGCAACTATCTTCATCTGAGTCAGAACTAGAAGAGTCATAAGTCTTTTCAGACTCATCATCAGTTCCGACATACGTTGTTGACATTGAATAACCATTGTTGTTGCTGTACTCAGACCCACGATCGACCATTCTATTTTCTTCCTCTTCTTCCCATTCTCTGAATCTGACTAGAGATATCATGCTAGCCATTCCAACTGAGGCATACTTGTCCCAAGCAAAACCATGACTGGTTCCAAGATTAATAGGGTATTCTTCTGGGAATATTTCATCGCCATAGCGTTTTTCAGCCAAATTATTTATTCTAGAATTAGGTGCACTAAATTCTTTGGCTAAGACCTGAGGATTAGGAACTCCAGATTCGAAAGTGCTCAAATATTTATTAATCTGAGAGGCGTGCACAAGATCAACACCAAACCGTTTGACCATTCGCTCATTGCAAGAGACATTGTTCCAAGTCAACTTCCCATCATCAGCTATTGACATTACTGAATCAATGGGCTTTTCACAATCAATTTTGAATAAGTCTCTAAAGAAGTTTTCCATGACCCAAAAGAATGAATCTTTAAATTCATTTGGGACAGTCCATTCCACTCCATAAGTTTGATAACCATGAGATCTCACAGTTACATCAATCAATGGTAATGGTTGTATAGGATGAGGTTGATTCATTAAGTATCTCTTCCTATTTGCATATTTCATGTCAAATTTCTTATGTTTCCAACGAACTAAATGGCCAACAGTATGGTAATAAATTTCATGCCAAAATCCATCAATACCTTTTGTTTGCAAGCCTGGCACAGTCTTCCAAGATAGGGCACATATGACTGCATTTATCAACCATTCCAAGTCAGCTATAGGCATATGATAATCTTGTTGATCAGTAAATTGTCTCAATTTTCCCCACAAATCTTCAGGTTTGATTTTCCCTAAAGTCTTCCCATATTGGTACAATTTCCACCAATATTCAGTGGGAATCATACATAGATCTTTGGGCTGACCTCGGAACACTCTTGGAATTTTCATCATTGTTCTCATTGTAAGAGCTTGATACTTTGGAACAACCAAATTGTATCGTTGCCAGACTTGTACATGACTATTTAACTTCGAGTGAACAATCCCTCCCCTAAGAGAGATTGACTTCACTGGATCATGTAAAGATCTAGCTAATAACAACGTAGGCTCTAAAGGTTGTTCATATATGTTACCATCATCTTGTTCAGGTATATATATGAGTGTGTCTCCAACTTTCCTAAACTCATACAATGTTTTATCAGGAGAACTATCAGAATACAATGCCGCCAAAGGGTAAACATGCGTAACTATTAAATATTGCAATTGTGTGTTCTTTGCAAACAATCTAGTTATCAACTCAGGACTGAGGTAATGCCCTGAATCATGCATGATAGCTGTTGGAGTATCAATTACATCAACATTAAATACGGCTATTGGAACATCCCCTTTTCCAGCATATCTTGATATGTCCTTAATATCACATATTGGGTTTTTCAAACTAACTTTATGAGACATCCCTTTATTCTCTAGACCTTTAAGCAATAGATCATAGTTGCTCCTTGACATACTAATAACAGTAGTATCAGTCTTAATATGTGATGGAAGAACACTATAAACTTGCTCCCTACGAACTTCATAATGCAAGGGATGAGGATGTACCATGGCAGATGTTTTACTCCAAGGTATACCCAACTCATTAGCATAAGTTTGATTATGAGAAGGCACAGCATACGGCATAATTCTCTCCATATGAGCATGAGCTTTCGTAATAGGTAGTATCTTAAGATTCTCCAAAGTTCTCCGATTCTCTGCAGTTACGATTTGTTGTGTCGCAGTATCATAAGCCGATGTAGCAGGTCCACCTTTTCCAACAAATTTATCACACGCCTTTAGTGAAACCTCCAAATCCTCAATAAAGTATTTGAAAGGAAACCAGTCCATCTCACGTACTGGTGGATGAACATCAGGTCGGTAACTGCTTTGTCCATTAGGTAGACGCACATGTTCAATATGGATATCGACTCCTGAACAATCATAAACAAGCTCAATATCATGGTATCTTTTGTAATTTTCTTTACATTTCTCAAGAATCAATCTGCCTGACATTTTGCCCGTCTCGTCTTTAAGATGGAAAACAGAGTGTAGGAACCATAATTTACTCCAACAATAGCCATTTCCTCCAACTTTGAAATCTTCAGATGTAGCTTCAGGCTCTTCCTCTTCGTCTTCATCATCCGACGAGTCTTCTTCTTCATCGGTTTCCTCAGCTTCGCTCAAATCAGCATCAGCAGTATGAAATTTCAACCAAGGATTATGTTCAAACAATTTAGCTTCTTCTTCCTCTTCAACTTTCTTTTGCACATAGTCAGGATCTTCACATCCTACATAACTCATAGGGTTGGAACAATTGTTGGCTTCAATTTGATATCTGAGATCATAACGTTTATCAAATTTGACATGAGCCTGGGTAGGACTAACGTAGTGAAGAATTCTGTCATGTAACAAAGGTTTGTTAGAAACGTAATCAGCAACCATGCTCAATGGAGGATTATTACCCATCGCTACCCTAGCTTCATATCTTAAAGCTCTTGGTAGCAAAGCAAGATAACATTCTCCTTTCCTGCCTAACATTCGTCCTTTACCGCCACGTACATGTTTGCGTTTCTGTTTTCTAGGAATATTCACTACAATTTCATCCCCAAAGTCGACAGTAAAATAATTACTCTTAACCAAAGGTGCATTGACGTACACATCTGGAAATTTGTAATTTTCACGAGGTGCAACTTTTCCCAATTTAACGGTATAAGCTTCGCTTTGCAGCGGCAGCATCAAATTTCTTGGTATAAACGGCTTCGCTTCTGCTCTAAGATCGCTTCTCAGCGGCTCTTTAATAATTTTCCTGATTTTATCAACAACAACCATTATATCTCTCCTAGTCTCAAGCAAAGTAAAAATTTGTTTCATCGCGTTGTCCATTAACTCATCCCGCAAAGTAATATCACATCGATGCATTGAATCGACTACGACAGTTTCACCCAACATTCTAAAATCAATCTTTGGCATAAGAGTTGGCACTAGAACATCAGTTTTCCTGTATCTACCACGTGAACTATGGTAAACACATCGAAACTCTTCATATATCACATCAACGTAATCTTCAAGGTAGTCATCATACTCTGGAATAGCCTTTTCATACTTCCATGCAGCAGGCTCATCACAACGATCACAGATTAAATTAACCTTATCTGGATCAGCATAACTTCTACCACTCTTATACTTGCGCTCTGAAATGTGAACAGCGTCAATGAATTGCTCGACCTCTAAGACCAACGCACGTCTTAGAGGTCCCAACGTATCTAAAAGTGGTTTTGATAACATCAAAAGGAG